TAATGTATTAAACACATCTTTAGTAATAGTATAACTATTTACATTTTCTTGTGTACCTCCGGTAAATTGTAAGGCTTTATATCCTTGCGATAATTCGCCGTTATTATAATACCAATCACTGTTGTAAGATGTACTAATTCTTTGTAAGTTTTGTGGCTGACCTTTACTATCAGTAGGTCGTGGAATTATATACTTTGCTGACACATTATCAAAATCAAAGTTTGTATCAATATCAACAAGATCATCAACAATTTGTACAGGAAAACTAAAATAATTAAAACGAGTATCAATTATATCTAACATTGACTGTTGATCGATATTATATGAGTTAGGCTCGATAACTATATATGATCCAGATTTAATTATAACATTTCCATTTAAATCTCTAGGAACAATATCAGTATTATTAGAAACAACGGTTAAACCATCTTTAATATATTTAGATGTTTGCTGTAACGCTATCGGGTCTAATAGATTTTGTTTTTTAATTGCCATTATCGAACTACTTTAAAATAAATTTCGTCGTCGATATACTCTTCCATAAATCCATCTTCAATTTTTAATTCTATGCGGTAATAACGTTCTGGCATAAAACTATTCATATCTACATGTATGAAATTACTTGTGCTATCGCAACTTACTTTATTATAAATATTATCAAACGGAATTATGTACTCATCTGTAGCCGCATCTCGAATTGCATAATATGTAGTAGTCGGTAAATATTTAACTGTTTGTAATGGAAATAAATTAGAAGGAGATTTTTGTGGAAATTTATCTCGAGCATATATTCTAATCTTAGTAATCTCTGTGTCTTTATACGACGGTTTAGTCTTGCTATAAGTTAGATATGACTCTAAGTTAACCGGAGCTAGAGTTCCTGTAGTAAAAGTGCTGTTATCCCAGTACATCGTTAATTTAGGGACATATATAGTATGTGTTTCTCTACTAAAAAACTTAATAATTCCAGTTTTAGTACCATCTGCTTCATCTGCTTCTGAAAACTTAATTAAGAATCCATTATTGTCTACTGAAATATTACCAGATCCAGATAACCATGTTTTTATTGCTCCAGTAACATCCATATTAATATCTGTTGGTCTATATGAAAAAGATTCATCTTCATTTAGTCCAGGTTGATAGAAATATGATGAATCAAAAGACGATGTATTAAATACACCAGAACCAGATTGCCATAACCAACTTCCACCCTCACCACTACCAGATACATATAAACTAGGAGCTCCTGTATTTACTGCTTGACTACTAGATATCCAACTAGATCCTGATATAGTAGGTCCGATATTTTGTGAATATGACCATGATGCATGAGGTGTCGCCCATGATATACCATCTGCGGTTGAATATGTATCACTAGAAAGTCCAGTACCATTTGTCCATGGTTGTGCCATTAACTTTGCATCTAATGTATAATTTGCTGGAAGATTAACTGCGTGGGTAGTAAACAATTGTAAAACAAATTTACATGAATCTAAATCTGCAGAATATTTTGTTAATACATCTCTAATTTCTGACATATTAAATTTAACTACAAATCTAGATTTTACTAATGTTTCTCCGTCTGTATCTAATTGTTTTCCAACTTCGAGTATTTCGTCTAATCCAGTATTATATGATTCGAGACTCGTTGCCTCGTACATAGTAGCATCACTATCTGCATAAAATATTCTAAACATAATTAACTTCCCGAACCTGTACTAATCATTAAATAACTACCACTTCTCCAAAGTTGTCCATTTACAGATGGATCTGTTGCTGGAAGTGATGCTGTATAGATAAATGCAGTTCCTTCTGAGATAAACTTTGAAGTTACTTGCAAATATTGTATTGAACCGGATGTTGTAATTACATTTGAACCGCTAATATATGAAGAACTAATTGCATTTTCAACGTATGAAGCTGTTTGTGCTAAATTAACATATGAAGCTGTTTGTGATGTTTCGACATATGAAGCAGTACTAGCAGTACCTGTTAATGTTCCAATTAAACTCCCGGTAATATTTAACGAACCAGAAAACGCAATATTTTCAACAGTATTTCCAGTTAAAACATTATATACATCCGAAACATAACTCGCTGAAATAAGTCCTCCTGCTACAATACTTGTTCGATTATCTCGTATTACGCCCATTTTATATCCTTTTAGTATAAATATAAAGATATTAAGAACTTACTACTCTTCCTCGAATATCTTGATTAGGATATTTTACTTCGAATATACTAGGATCTAATGATGGATAAATGATTCCATTTTTAGTAGCTGGGGCAAGATCATACACATTTCCAGAATATCCATTATCAGAATCATATAAATTTCTAATCTTTGCTGCTACTACGGTTTGCACTCCTTGAACGTTGCCTATAATATTAGTAATTGCTGACTTTATAATAGGCTGATTAATTTGCCATTGATCTATATTGAAATATTCTTTTAAACTAGATACACATTTTAATAATACTTCATTGCTATTATAATTAGGAAGCACTGTTATTTCAAAATTAATTCCTATATTAATAATAAATGCGTCTTTTATATTTATAGCATCCGTTAAAATACGGTAATGATTTAAATACGTTTTTAAGTTTTCTTTAATTGCTTGATTTAACTCTACCAATTGTTTATTTGCATTATATCCTAAAACATACATATTCATTGCTAATGGATTAGGTATTCTCTTTTCAACTTGATCTTGTTGTAATATTTGATCATCTGGTACAATATATGCTTTTGCTACACTACCAAATTTTGCTGGCATTGAATATGTACGTATTATATAATCTTCACGCGTTACTAATCGGTTCTGAGTAGCAAAATTTGCCAGTGCATTATTTTTTATGTCTTGTAGCGTATCTTGATTTTTAGCACCAGTTGCTGGGTTAGGATTATTTACTGCAACAGAAGATTTAACAAAATTAACTATACCAGCATTACTAGTATTATTAACATCATCTTCAAATTCTATAAAATCTACTACCGTTAATACATTTGCTGGCACGTTATCTGTTATACCATTACCGACTGTATATTTAACTGTTAACGTAGTATTAGCTGGCGCTTGTCCATATGTTCGAGTAAATAAGAAATTCGAAGGATCTATATCAACATCAATTGCTCTACGAAATCCTGCTAAACCGTTTCCTACATTACTAGGATTTGGCACAACTTCTTCATCATTATTATCAGACACACCTGATCCGAATTGCATTTCCAATAAGTTATCACTACGTAATCTAGTAATAAAACGTTTAGATGATTTTCTCAATTTTAATAGACTAGGCGCTGCAGATCTAAATATTGATAACTCCGGATCATTTTCTGCTAAATTAGGAATCGATTCAAAAACAGTGTCTTGTGCTAAGTAAGGAACCATGTACCAATTATCACCATCTGACTCTTCACACGATACAATATCTATAATATTTCGATCTGGTAAAACTACTTTATCATAAGCTATCGGACTATTAAATGTAAATGTCGTAGTTTTAATTGTACCTGAAACTGCTCTAGCCTTTTTCTTTAATAAATAATAAATTGGTTGTTTTGTAGCATCATCAGTTTCATATATAGTAACTTCAGTTGGATTGATACTAGAAGAAAAAGAAAAGTCAACTGAATCTAATGTTCTAAAAACAGCAGGACCATCATTTTGTTTTATTTGAAATCCTGGCTTAATAGTTAATGCATAATTATAATCCGGACGAACATTATCCCCAGATCCAATAGATGGTACTAACTGAAATACATCGACGTCAGTATAAGCCGGTATTGCATTTTTTGGAGTATATCCTAACTCGGTTGCAATATCAAATACATTACTACGCTCTGTTGCTTGTGCTAATAATGATTCTTTAATATTATTATCAGCATAATATGATAATACATCGCCAACATATGAAGCCATTTCCATAAACAACATTCCAGGTGATGATTCATTAAAATCAGTATAAGAATCTGGAAAGTATTGTTTAGTAAAATCTATTAAATTTTTACGAAATTGACCGAAATCTTTATTTATATATGTTATGTCTTTATTTACATTCATAATTAATCAATCGTTATAGTAGATGAATCTTCATTAGCTGTTATAGTAATAGCATCAGTACTAAACCCATCAACTGTATATTTTATAGTTATTTTAATAGTATGCAATAAAGTTGGATCGTCTTCTATAGTTAATATTTCTAAATCTTGAACTATTATATATGGTAACCAATTAGTTAATGCTTCGTTAATTTCTAAATCAATTAATTCTTTAATTTCAGGTGTACTGGGTTGAAATACTACGTTTAATAATCCACTACCAAAATTAATTAAATTATATCGTTCGCCTTTTCTAGTTAATAATAAATTTCTAATATTAGCTTTAGCTTGATCTTTTGTTGTATACAAAGTTTTAAATACACCCGGATTACCGAATGATAAATCTATACCTAAGCCGATCTCAGGTTCTATTGTTGAATCATTAACTGTTTGTATACGATATGCCATTATAGTGCAAAGCCTTTATTTTTCTTTTTATCCATTGCCTTCATTAAACTTCTATAATCACGATTCATTGCTCTTGAAACAATTGGATCGACTTGCAAGTTCTTTCCAGACTCTGGATCTTCTATTATTTGTGTCGGAGTATTACCAGTTCGAATCATACCAAAACCTTGAGCGTCTTTTGAACTGAATGACATATTATTAGTTTCTTCATTCATCAACTCTCTATAATTAGGTACACCTTCTTCGCGTAAAGGATCTGTATCATTTAATATATCCGAAAAACGATTATCGGTATATACTGGTTTATTATTAGTTTTTTTAGTTCGTATCGGTTTATTTTTAACTGATTCTGTCTGTAACTCTGTAACTGTCGACTGTAATCCTTCTCGAAGAATTTCTGATAACTCTTCTTTAATAACCTCTCGTACGGCTATTTTTAGTGCTTTTACAAGTGCTTTAGATTCCATTGGTATTCTTTTTTATTATAAATATGTATAATGTTAATTTAAGGGGTTTCCCCAATCGGTAGTAGATATTTTAGGACCATATGATACGTTATTAATCGTATTTATATAATAGTCGCCAATTTTACCTAGTTCCGCCGGCGGTTCTCCGTCTTGTTTATAAACCTGAGATGGTGCTTCTTGCAATGAATTTAATAAATCTCGTTGTTGATCAATTAATTGTCGAATCGAATCAGCTCTGCCAGATATATCAATATCCGATACATTAAATTCGTTATAAAACTCAGTTTCTATTAAATCATTATAATCTGATATTGAGTCATTTGATACTGTAGGAAGTGTTAATTCGATATCAGTATCATTACAAACCGTATTTAATTTCGATATTGCTGCAACCAATGGTGGCGTTAGTGATGATAATTTAGATTCAATTTGACCTGGTAAATTTTGTAATGGCTTTATAGATTCAATTGCATTGACAATCAATTCATTTTGTATTGCTTCTAATTGCATTGCTATGAATAATGGTGCTGTTATAGGATTAGCTAATTGAGCGGCTGCGATTGTGGCTTTGACTCCTTGGGCTGTTGATACAATAGTATTAACCGCACTCACAGCTTCTTGTATTTTAGGTATATTTTCTCGAACTGCATCTATAGATGACTGTATACTTTCTAAAGATTGTTTTATTTTTTTAACTCTAGGATCATCGCAACTTACATTATTAGGAAGTTTTACAGAATCTTTAATTGTCTGGTTTGCCTGTTCTACAACTGAGTCTAATACATTATTAAATTGTTGTTGTAACTTATCAACTCCTAATGCTGGTGCTTTTGTTACTCGATCTAATGGTGGAATGATTGCCATGATATAATATTTTTATTAATTAGGTTTAAAATCTATCTTATATTGTGAACTTAATAGTTCTTGTAACTGTCGTTGTGCTTTATTAGCATATGTAAGATTTATAAATGTGCCACTAGAAGAACCACATTGAATCAACGTATTTAATTGATTTATAATGTTTTGTAAAATTTCATATAATACTTCTCCGTGTACCATACTTTCGGCTGCAGATTCACTTCCTAATTTTATTGCTCCGGTAGAATTTAAAACAATACCTATAGGCGAATCAATAACTGCTAGATCTTTACGGGCTTTTAATATAACACGATCTGATACTCTATAAATT